ACTGATTAATCCGCCATCTGGTTTAGGCATATCTTATTGTTTTGCGTTTTGTTGTTCTGCAGCTATTTCTTGTTGAGCTACTTGTACTATACTAGGATCATTTATTATTACACCTGCGTAAGATAAAACTCTTATTATAGTATTACTTTGTTCTGACACAGATATTTCAAAATCTACAGAGTTACCTGCATCGTATTGAAATTGACCTAACGTACCTACACTATAAGCCCAATTAACATCAGCAGGTTTTTTAACATATGAAAAAGTTATATCAGCTGGTGTTATTATGCTTGTAGGATATATATAAAATCTATCGTTCTCATATAAAAATATAGGAAAATCTGTGTTAGGTTGAGTTAACGGGGAAAGTAATAATTGTGTTATCTCGTTTCTTTGTGCATATTGAGTAAGTTGAACTCCTTTATAAAAAACTGAACCAACTCTATATACATCTGTAGGTACTAATGTAAATGGATTAGTTCCTGCTGTAGTACCTGTTCGTTGAAAGTATTGTAGCTTTTGTTCTAAGTTTTCTATTCTATTAGAATATTCTGTATCATTTTGTGGCAATCGATACTGTTGATTTAAGTCTTCAAAATAACTTTCAAATATATTTAACTGCACCTGTGTAGCGACTTTATTAAATTCGTCAGGTGTCATATATCCTCTTTGTTGTTGATTAAGTATTAATAAGACTGTTTTATATACAGTGTTTACGTTTATTGCCATTATAATATTTTTATAAAAAGGCGGGCGAACCCGCCTTAATTATTTATTTTAACTTTTTAGCAATAGATTTATACATTTCTACTCCTTCATCTGTTTTAAACCAAGCAGCTAATGCTGAATATGGGTTTTCATCAAAAGGTACACTAAATAGTTTTCTATCATTTTTACCTATTGTAAAGCTTCTCTGATCTTGTGATAAATTTATAATACCAGCTTCAGTAGCTTTAACGCCAAAGTTTCTAAGTTCTACGTTATCATCTTTTGCTAATTCTAAGAATAGATATGATTGATCTTTAGCAAATTTAAGTAAATCTCTTCTTAGTTCTTTAGAACTTAATTCATTTACTTTAGAACCTATTTCAGTTCTCATAACAGCTTCTGCTTTATCAATATCCATATCTCTTGCTAGCATCATAGCATCGATTTGATAATTAATAACTTCTACTTCATCTTCAGCTTCTTGTACAGGCATTAGTTCTTTAAATCTTTTATTTCTATCAGGGTGATATAATGAAAGTAATTTTTGTAAAGCCTGTTCTTGTTTTGGTACGAAAAGAGCTCCATCTTCAAAAACAATATGTCTTAATGTTACTTCTCCTTTTTGTTCATCAACAAATGGTGAAGCTTGATTAGTAGCATATCTTAACGCTCTTTGCGTGTTGTTATCTGTATCAAAATATAACAGAGGATATTTTTCTGTATGTCTTGATTTTATTGTAAATGTTAAAGGGTTTCTATCACCTCTAATAACATATCTTCTATCTTTTATTTCCCAACCTACTTCGGCTGAGTTTATCTTTTTTTCTTTTGACATAATATAATATAATTAAATAAGTTAAAGGTATTGGGCGCCGAAGCGCCCTTACCTTATAAAAATTAAGCTACAAATAATACGAAATTATTTCTTGCTTGAGTACATAGACATCTTTCTGATAAGAAGTTAACTTCCATAGCATCAAGAGTAGAAGTACTAGCACCGCCAACAGAACCTGTTAACCATGATTTCATTCTTCTATCATCAGCTTGAGAAGCTCTATATCTTACGTGTAAGAAAGGTCTTCTAATGTTTGTTCCTAGTAATTGATCGTATACTGTAGAAGTTCCAGCAGGTACTAATACACCATCGATGTTATCACCATTAACAAAGTTTGAAGATCCACCTCTTAATGAAGCGTCGTTTAAGTATTTCCAAGAAGTTTTATAGAAGTCATATGAACCTCTTCTAAATCCAGAGAAACCTAAGTTAAGCGCCATGTCTTCAGAGTTTTCAAATACACCGTAAGATGTACCACCAGCTCCGTAAGAATTTTGCTGTGCTAACATATTATCAAATAATAGTTCAGTTTTTCTGTCTAAGAATAACATATTTTCTTCAATTGCTCCTTGACTGTCTAATAATCTTAGTACAGAGTCGAAATCTTGAAGTGATCCAGCGTAACCAGAAAGTACATTACCACCATTGTTGATAGCAGCAAATAAACCTTCAGTACCGATTTGACCAGCAGTAGCTCCTGTAACACCAGCTTGTGCTCCAATAGTAGCAGCAATAGCGTTTGTAGCAGCTAATTCACCTTCAATCATTGACATCTCTAAGTAATCTTCAAATCTTAATCTAGTCTCACCTTCAGCTTTTAAATACCATAGGTAACCAGAGTTACCATCTTCAGTAGCAACCTCAACCCAACCGATTTGAGCTGTATCAGAACCAGATACTGCGTATCTATCTCTAATAATTATTGGTTTGTTACTAAATACTGATAATTGTGGCTCAATAGACTGAGAAGCTCCTGGTCCACTAACACCTTTAGCAAATTCAGAACCGTAGACAAATATCTTTAATCCAGTTCTGTTAGCAGCTCCAGCGTTAACGTTTGTTCTTGTATAAGGTTGTACAGTAAGAACTCCAGTTGCAGGGTTTGCAGTTGCACCAGAAGTTAATACCATTGCTTTACAAGTAAACGAAGGATCAGCAGGATCCATAATTACAATAGTTTGGTTAGGGAAAACAACGTTTACGATGCTTGCGCCTAAACCTTGAATAGTTAAAGTGTTTGCAGTACCACCATTACCACAAGTTACATTATCATAAGATATATGTAATCTGTTTTGCTCAGACCAAACAACTTGATCAGACATCATTGGCATTTCTGCTCCCACCATTCTTAAGAAGCCTCCAATCGTTCTGTTTCCATAACGCTCTACCTCGGCTTCATAAATTTCAGGTAGATATTGTTGCGCGAAATCGTTTCCACCCCCGTCAGCAAAATTCAAATAGTTTGATGCTAATGTTTCTAACTTAGGAGTAGGTACTAAATTTCCGAACTGAGGACTTAATACACTCATTTTAAATAGTTTTAATTGTTAAATTTACTTTTTTTAATTCTCAATTTTGAACTATCTACACCGTCTATAGCACGAACTTTTAATCCTCCAATATAAATATCACCCTGTGTTTGACGTGGTTCATTAGATATATTCTTTGAACCATCAACTACAGTTTTTATTCCATCAGACTTTCCTTGTTCGTAAAAATGATTTACTATTTTATCTATATTCTGTGCAGCATATATAGCCTTATGATAACCTTTCGTATCTTTAACATTACCTTCATTGTCTAAGAACTTCTCGACGAAGTTGTTTAAATTTGATTGATTCTCTGCAACATCATTAGGATTTTTGACTCCGTATCTAAATCTTTTTTCACCAACTTCGAAATCAAAACCTTTGAAATCATCAGTAAAATAACTTTTAGTGTCATCAATAAACGTCTTATGTTGTTGCGTTGCTATTTCTTGTTCTTTGTTGTAACGATTAAAGAATTCCATAGCCTTTTGTTGTTCTTGAGTTACTCCAGGTCTTAATTTGATCTCGTCATAATACCTTTTCTTCAAGTCTTCCAAATGATTACGTGCTTCTGCAACCGCTTCTTTTTTAGCGAGTTTCTTTTTTCTGATGTCTCGCTCTTCATCAACGTCCGCATCATACTTAAATTGATCTTCCATTACAAATGAAATTTCGTCATGAGTAAGATGTGGCTTCGTATTTTTATAGTATTCTCTAAGTAAAGCTTCATCATCAACATTAGAATAGTCATGATTTAACCTTACATAGTCTTGAACAGTACCACCTGTATCTTCCATAAATGTAACAAGTTTTTCAATATTTTCAGGTAATTGTCTACCTAGCACTTGTTCATCTCTTTTAGCTTCAGCTATTTTCTGTTCTACTTTTTTTACTTGTTCTTTTTCTTCTTTATTAAGTTCGACAATAGGCGATTCGGACTTTTGTACTTCATCTGTATTGCTGACCCGTACTTCTCCGTCCACTTTCTTGCTAGCTTCGGGTTTGTCGCCCACAGGTACTTCCTTTGTTTCTCCGATTTGAATGGCATTGTCTTCTTTTTTAATTTCTACTTTTACTGGCTCCTCTACTTTTACATTAGGATCTTTTCTTAAATCAACCTTTACAGGTTCACTTTTTGCAGTAAATTTTTTAGGCTTTGATTTGATCTTCATATCACCGCCTTCTGATTTGACTTCTTGAGTCACCTCAGGCTTCTTTGTTTCTTTTTCTGACATAATAAAATATTATAAAATTAGTTATACTGCCGGAGGCATTTGATCCGGACTTTCTTTTTCAAAATCTGTAGGCATAAGATTTAATTGTCTTTGCTCAATCATTTTACTTTGTTGAGTGCCTTCCATTTTTGTTCTTTTATCTTTACGATCTTCTATATATTGCTCTTTTGTTCTTATAGAGTTAACTTCCATACGTTTTAACTCTAAATCAAACTCATGCTGCAACTGCATTTCTCTTTGTCTTATAACAGACTCTTGCTCTATACGTTGTAAAGCCATTTGATTTTTAGCTTGTTCATACTGAACATTTGAAGCCGTAAGAGCTTGTTGTTTTTGAAGTTCAGCTTCAGCAATAGCTTGAGCAGAAGCTGCTTTAGCCTGCTCCGCTGATGCAGCCATAGCTTGTTGCTGCTGGTCTACACGTTTTTGTTTTTCTTTACGTTTTTGCTTTAATACATCATTAGCTAGTTTAATATTTCTTATTCTTCTAATATCAATAGCGTCTTCTAAATCTATACCGCCTTGCTGTATAGCCATTTGTATATTTTGTTCTAGTCTTGCTTTCTCTTCTTCTTCAGGTTCTAACTCTAAATAAATACCAAAATCATGTAATGGTAAATTTTGTATCTCAGCTAATGTACCTACATTGTAAGTAGATATAGAACTTTTTAATGAATTTAATATTAATGGATTTTTTAAAGAGTCTGCAATTTTTAATGATATATTTTCA